GTTACGAACAATACTGATCGAATCGATCACGCCACCGTTGTTATTGTCTTCTTCCAGTGCGGCATCCATGTCCACCAGGATGGAAGGGGCTTGACCACCCTGCACAAAGATCGTACTACCCGCCTGGCTACCCACAGTCTGAGTCGTGACGCGCACGGAATCAAACAGTGGGCGGTCAACCAGAAGCGGTTGTTTATTCGTAGAAGTACTGGCCACGTCTTTGCTTTACTTTTTTCTCATTATAAAGGACTGTTATGTCCTTGGTGTTAAACCGAATTCGGTCATGAAAGACATGTAGTCAGTAAATCCTTTTGGATATTTGACAGCTTCGTTGAATAAACTTTCAGGATTCCTCTGAAGATTGAGGAATCGCTGAAAGGATTCACTGTCCATCGTTGTTTCAGTATTAGGAGCAAACCGAAAACGATTAGATCCATACACTGAACGATAGTATTCGCCAGGGCTGTACTTATCCGCATAATCAGCGTATGACATCAGTAAAGGCCTCCAAGTGGACCTAAGCCCATCGTGCCGAACACATCTGGGACACTAGGGAATGCCCGTTGCATCAAGCCTTCCATCAGACCCGCCTTAACCGTATCCAACAGTGAGGTTGCCTTCCGCTTCCGAAGAGCGGTTGTCAACGCCTCTGTTGAAATTTGCGGTTCGATTGCAGGTGCAGGTGCAGGCCTAGATACCGGAGCAGCCGCAACCGGCGTTCCAACAGGAGGTATATCCCCAAGCACACGACGTGCGTTGTTATAAAGATCACCTCCTTTGCGGAAACGTGGCAAAGCACCCGAAACAGAAGTTCCAAAAGAATCCTTTTGATTTAAAGAAACATTTGGATTTCCACCAAGGACAGTGGCATAAGCACGACCAATACCCATGCCAGGCCGGTAGCCACGGTCTTCAAAATAACGGAGAACAGCAGGCATCTGACCAGCTCTGGTCTGTGGACCTGAGATGCCATACATCTGTTGCTCATTCTGTCCAAATTGAATTAGGCCTTTGTGGCGTCCACCAGCACCCCCAACAATATTGGGGTCCATATTGGCGCCAGACTCCAAAGATAGGAAGGCACCAAACTCATAGGGGTCCAGGCCAAGTTTCCTAGCGCCTTGGATAATTGCCATGCGTTCTTCTTGTGGAAGAATACCAACGCGTGCGGGAGCCATCTTTACCGGTTCCTCCCTTTCAGGCGTTGTAGTTCGCGGTAAGCAAGACCGGGATTCGCTTGAGCCCATTGCATCAGGGCTTCTGGTTGCATCCCCATAGCACCACCAAGATCCTTCAGCTGGCGCTGTAGCTCTCCAGTCTGTTCCATACTCCTACCCAGTTGCTGCTGGCCCGCATAGAAGGAAGGAAGGGAGACACCTGCAGGAGCAGCGTACTGCTGAGCAGCATTAAGTACTTCTTGAGAGAGTTGGCGTTGTTGGACATTTTGACGTTGTGCGGGAACACCGGCCCCAGTAGACATGCCAGCCCCGCCATAGGTAGGGCCACCTGCAAATGATCCACCAATGGGAACATCTGAGGCAATGGGTGTCTGTTGTCCGGCTTGTGCTCCAGAACTACTTACACCCGGAGGTGGCGGCAGAGGAGGAGCAGGAGGCGGTGGAGAACCACCACCGCCAAAAGATTGGCTTGCAGGAATAAATATATTATCAGGAGGATTTAACGCTCTGCCTGTTTTGTAATCATAAGTAATCCCATTAACTGTATAGTTTTGACCAATATCTCTTAGAGCATTGGATTGACGAATAAGCTCAGATTCATCTTTTGGTCCTGCCGGGGTTGCACCAAATATAGTTGTGACGCCAAGTTTAGGAATTACTCCGCCGGGTGTATAAGCAAAAAGCTCGGCATTGCCTCTATTAACATCATTTTCAGGAAAGAAAGCAGAAATTGCACCGCCCGCAAGATATGCTCCTGCATTAAGAGGGTTTAAAGGATTAAAAAGCTTACCTGTTTTTCCCAATAAAGTTGTGGGTGTTCTGGTTGCTAATGGGTTCAAAGCCGTAGGGCCAATCCCTTGAAGATTCCTCATCAGGCTGCCCACCTGACCAAAGTTGATCCCACCACCACCGGCTAAAGTACGCGCAGCCTTCTCAGATGTTCCACCAAATTGCTTTAGGAACTCACGACGCAAAGCGGGATCTCTAGCAAACTGACCACCCGTTTGAATTGCGGTTTGCAGAGGGCTAGTAACTACAGCTTGTCCAGTGCGAATAACATCTCCGATAACAGGAGCTTTTAATGCACCGGTTGCGTACTGTTGCGCACCACGCGCCAGCTGTGGGACAGCACCTGCAGCTTCTTGGATAGCACGGTTAACCATCCCTGCCTGAGCAGAACGCTGAATACCGGCTGGCATACCAGCCACGTCGCTAATTAACCCTGTAAAACGTGCGGGAATATTACCAAAGTTGGGGCCGGCAAACTGACCGGGTAGTCCACGCTGGAGCACATTTTCAGCTTTGGATGCCAGTGCGCGATACGTTTGCGGATTGGTGACAGTATCAGCAACCTGTCTAACAGCTTGAGGTGCTGCTTTGGCACCAAAACCTTTTACTGCGCGAAGAGCGGCTGGAGCGCTTCGCATGAACATCTGCAGGAATGTATTACCCATTAGCGCCAAACCTCATGAAGATAAATACGAGAACCCACTGCAGTATCAGCTGGCCCAGGTAAAGCCTGAATAAACTCTGCACCTGATCGTTCATAACGATATCGTGCCTGAAAAGGATCCTTGTAGTTTGGAACGTACAAGATATTTGCTAAACGATTAGTTTCGTAGAGATAAATTTCATCCCAAACTTTAAGAGCTTCTTTGGCGTTGCTAGAACGAATTGTACGATCAACGTCGCCAATGATGCTTTCTAACCGAGTAGAAGGAGAAGTTGCGACTTCTGTTTTCTTTTCAGCCGTATCACAACGGCCGATTTGAATAACAATTTTGTCATAGAAATATGAATCTGGTACGGTATTCATGGCTTCTTCCAAACGGGCGTAGTCCCCCGCTGGCACGGAAACCGTGAAATAGCCCAGGTGATACCTGACCCTACTTTTGTCAAAGTCAGATAACTGCACTTCTAACTTCCAGTATCAATTAATTATAGTTCTAGAAAATCAATCATAATCCAAAAAATTGACTTGTCGCATACTGTTGACCCTGAAGGTAAGGGTCGGAACCCGTGAACTGAGAAAGAAAGTTTCTAGGTGTTAATGCTTGCTGAAGTGCACCACCAATCAATCCTTCCTTCAGCTGCTCCATCAGGGGCTTAGGTTTTTCTTTTTCGCCAATCACATTGATGAGTGCATCAATCAGTTTGCCTTGTTGCGTTTGGTTTTCAATTTGATTCTGGACATACGCTTGAGCCCAGACCTCTGGCGTAACGTCAGTTGTGGTTCCTGTTGCGCTTGTAGCGGCCTCGTTGCGCCGTGTAGTAGCCGCCTGGGGCAACTCACTTAAATGGAACGTTTGTAGCTCGTAGGGGCCAGTACGTAATGCAGATACATTACCTGCAGTGCCTTGGCCTGAATGTGTTGAAACAGATCCCTGACCAAGAAAGCGAAGTGCAGTTCCTTCCGGAAAGCCGTAATCTTCACCTTTATGATCTGTAGAAGCGCCAGGAGAAGGAGCAGTCCTTAATCCCATGGGACTGGTGATTGTTGCAGCTGGATTTAAACGGAACCCCTGGGACTCAGGGCTATAAAGTTGCTGCCAGTTCTCTTGGTTAGGTAAACGAAACTGAAGAAACTGTCCAATATCTTTACGAGCTTTAGAAAGAGGAAAACGTTTCCCATCCTTCATGACTTCCCAATGAGCATGAGGGCCAGTGGACGTACCTCCAGTGGCACCAACTTTGCCCAAGAATAACGCTGGCCCTGCCATCTCTTTTTCTTTTTATTTTAAAACTAAAAAACCCCCCAGTTTCCCAGGGGGTAGAAATTGTGCGTTAGAAAAAGTTACACACGAATTAAATTAGCTGCCAGGACGGCATCCCAGTCAACACGTTTGATCTGCCTGAGCTGCTCTAAGTTGTTGAACCTTTCACCCGATAAGGACATTTGAAGGTCTTTAATTTCTCGGGCAGTTTTAAGACCAATGCCTTTAATGTGATCAGCGATCATTTGGGCAGTGGCACCGTTAATGTTCAACCGTGTTTCCGGAGGAAAAGAACGGGGTTCTTCCTGTGCAGCCTTGTCTTTAACTTGAAGAGTTTTAACCTTTTTTGTTGCCTCTTCATCGGGCATCAGTTCGGTTTTGTAAGCGGTGTAAAGGAGACCGTCTTGGTCTTCAACCATGAACCAATCACCGTTGTCCCATTCACTTACAACCTTTACTCGTGCACCTGTTTTTTTATGCTGATACAGCATTGCGGCAACGGTAGACATAGGACCAGAGCATTTCTGGTCCTAGTTTAACTCAATCAGCTGACAGTGCGGCCAAGTAAATAGCCGTCAATATCCTCGTAACCAGGAGCTTCATCCGGTTGGATGTAGCAGACTTCCACAACCAGGTAACCGACACGGCCTGCGACAGAATCGGCATCTGAAATGTAGATGCCACCCGAAGTACTGGTGTCATTAGCAGCACCCTTAGCAAACACCTTCAGGGTGGTGCCAGTGGTAGCGGCGTAGTTAAGAGTACCGCCAGACACGCCAGCGGCGCCAGTAGCAGTAAGGAAGGGGTTGGTGCCATATGCAGCACTGCCACCAGCGAAATAAATCTTGGTAGCGGCGTCACCGGACACAGTAGAAGTCAGGTTGGCCTGAATGGGGCCTTCACCCACGCCAGAAGCAGCAGTAGGACCGCTGGAATCGCGACCAAAGGAGATCACGTTACCGGTAGCGGCGAACACACCAGAAGCAACACGGCCATCGCCCCAGCCAGAAGCCACTGAGATCGCGGCGCGATACACATAGGCGGGCAGGGTTGTGGTGCCAGAGATCACCATTCCGGTGATGTCGGGGCGCGTGTCGTCCTGGCGATAAGGTGAAGGAACGATTACGTTTCCGGTTGCCAGAGGAGAACCAGAAGTTTGGGTAACCGCGACATAACCGCGTTGTTGGAAGTAACGGTAACCAGGAACAGCCAACACAGAGGTGGGGCCGCCTTTCGAAGCGTTATTAACGCCGTCGTCGTTGGTATCAATATTCTTGTACCAACCGTTCAGGGGCTCTGCCCAGTTACCTGGGTAGATTTTCTTAGCGGACAAATAGGTCATTTATTTTTTCCTATGTTTGTATGTAATTTAATTATCAAACAGTGCCGTCGTCTTGAACGAAGCTGTAGGCGGTGGTCACGAAGTCCTTGTTCAGGATTTCGAAGCCAGCGTACAGTTGCCAGATCAAGATGATGAAGCGGCTGAAGTCGTCGTTGTTGTTGATCAACACCTGAGCATTCGGGCCACCGATACCAACACCCACAGACTGAGGACCAAAGAAGAAACCTTGGGCAACTTCCTTGGCGCTGTAGCTAGAGCCAGCGTCGAAAGAAGCCTGGATATTCTTAATCGGGAAGTTGGTTGACTCGAAGAACTTCACGCCTTCAAACTGGACGCCAGTAGGCATCACGGGCTCACCAGCCAGGAAGTAGCCCTGACCAGCTTGGGGACCCATGTAGAAGCTGGCGTTGTTAGGCATCATGGGGTTACCCATGTACATGCCTTGGCCAGGGTTGCCGGCGTAACGAGCGATCTCGCGGAAGTCGGGGTCACGACGCAGGTGCATCATGAAAGTAGGATCGCAAATGCAGCGATACAGACCATCAGAGAAGGTCGGCACGTTGCGCTTACGCAGATCCTTCACCACGTTCAGCAGGTCAGTACGCACCGAGAACTGCTGGAGGTCAGCGGTGTACTCAGTGCTGCTGTAGGTGATTTGACCAGAAGCATTCTTGGTCTTGCTACCAGGGAAGAAGTAACCACCCTGAGTAGTAGATGCAGCACCGTTAGCTTCAGCTTTGGAGAGTTCGTCAATGAACACGCGGTCGCGCCAACGACGATAGTCATCGAGCAGCGTCAGGCTACCGATGGACTGGTGGAACATGTTAAGGTTCCCGGTGTCCAGCAGCAGACGCTGAGCAGTGATCAGAGTCTCGCGAGCAATCTTGAAGGTGCTGGGCTGGGTCGGATCACCCGGGTCTGCAGGGCCAGTGTATTCCTTAAGCACCACCAGGACTTTCTCCTTGGTGATGTTACGGCTGTTAGCAGTACCAATAGTCTGGTCGGACACGCGCTCACGGCTGTCCTTGGTACCAGGGGTACCCCAGAACTTATAGCGGTCTAACTGAACGGTTTGACCAGGCTGACGAGTGAAGTCATGAACGACCACAGGCTCGACTGCCATTTCTGCAATGTAGGCAGGATGGGGACGGTAAAGTTCCGCACCCAAGATTTTTGGAAAATCGTTATCAATGAACACTTTTTGTTATCCTCCAGAGTCTCAGGAAGGTAGGTTATCGGGTGAAAGATTTAGACATTTATATGTCTTATCTAACACAAATTTTAGCAGTCGGTAATTTATTCAATTACCGACAAACTATCACTCCATTACGAATAATTTATTCGCAACAACTTGGGGCTGAGCGTGATTCAGAACACGCCAGGCATTCTGGGGATCACGAGCCAGGGTTTCGTTAAAATCTCCCCAGAAATTACCGGGTTGCTGAGGAGCAGCAGCAGCCGGAGGAGCGGGCATGAAACCCAGTTCAGGTTGTTGAATCTGCTGGGTGGGATAACCAGGGGTTTCCAATTGGGCCTCGCTTTCGTACACAGGATAAGGACCTTCCGGACCAAAGAACTTCAGCGTGTAATCGCTGAGCACGTCAGGGTTGGTCAGAATTTCGTTATAAGCGAGGTTCTCTTGGTGCTCGTTTACAGAAAATTCAGCGTAACCCTTGACCGCCTCACTTGCGCGGTTTCCCCATGCGACGGCGCTGTCCAGCATTGTTTCCAGCTGGAGTGCGTAGTTGTTCAGGATTGACGGGGCCTCGATCCCGAACGCGTCCATCACCTGGCGGGACTCCTGGCTCATTCCCACCAGGTCCGCGATTGCCTCCAATGATGGAGTCGAGGAGGTTTGGGAAGAGCTGGGCGAGTATGCCTGGCTGGGATATGAGGTCGGCGGAGCCGATTGTGGCGTAGCTTGGGGGCTGGTCAACCCGTAGTTTGCCGGGGTATAGGTCGTCGGTGCCGACTGTTGACCCTGGAACGGGGATTGAACTGGTGCGCTCAGAAGGTTCACCACCTTGTTGAACGCCGATTCCCACGGACTCGAGATTGATTCCGCCGTCTGGACCGAGGGGGATTGGGGGGCGTACTGAGACGGCGCGAATTGGTAATTGGGGCTCGCCTGGGGCACTGCTTGGGGGTAACTGGTACCCACCTGATAAGCCACTGGAGCCGCCTGCACCTGAGGTGCTGCCACCACGTAGCTGCTTGGAGCTACCGCTACGGGCGACGGTTGGCTCGTCTGTGGGATCGATTGGACGGTAGCGTCCTGCATAACTCATCTCCTTTTGTAGAGCTTCTAAAGTTCGATACAGATATGGAGTTAAATCCAATCTTGGATCCGCAGCC